CGGCGGTTTCAAAAGCGTGGGTCATAATCATTCTCCTGTTTCTACCAGAAATCCCCCGCCATCCTCAGTGGACCGGGGGAGCTGGAAGCATCTGGAAGGAGACTAGAAGTTAAAGTCGTGAAATTTGTACGGTGCTTCGGCAATGTTGAAGCGCATACCGTGTTTGTTTTTCCAAGTCTTGGCGGCACAGTATTGGCTGGTGCGGTTCAGGCGGATTTTCTGAACGCCATTCTCAGGATTGGAAGTGTAGATGTAATCCTGAGAATGCTGGTTGGAACAATGAGCGGAGAAGCCGCCAACGTGGAAATTCAATTCGCCTTGGTTGATGTTTTCGCTGGTATCCATTGCGCGGATCTCGATGCATTTGTCGTTCACGATACGAACGATTTCGTATGGGTGAACGTCTGAGTAGCCACAATGGTTGGCGAAAAGTTCGGTGGTGGGGGTCAGGTTTGTCATGTGATGTTCCTCTATTCAAAATTTTTCAGCTCGTTGCTGATGACCCTTTATCGCACGGTCAGTATCTGATGTCTACTAAAAAGATCAGTATCTGATAACTTTATTTTCTGGACATCTGAAGTCAGTTGTGGCAGGAATGGGAGTTACTATTTTTACAGGAGGTTAAGATTATGAAAGCTATAGTGAAGGCCGCACTCGCGGTTGCTAAACACTACCCAGTATTTCCCACCACCTCGAAGAAGCTACCGTGCTGGTCGAACCTTGAGTTGGACGTGCCTAAAGGTAAGGGTGGGTTCCACATCGCATCGATGGACCCGGCGCGGGTCCGAGAACTCTTCGAGCACCCCCACGCAGAAACCGTCAGTGTCCCCATGGGTCCGCAGATGTCCGGCCTCGTAGCGATTGACGTCGATCTATATAAGGGTGGTGCCGTCGTCGATTGGCACACGGCCAACCTACACTGGCTGGAGAAGACCCTGTGCCACAGGACGCAGCGCGGCGGCCTGCACTACATATTCAAGTGCCCCGACAATGTGAAGTTCCCGGCCACGATGGCCGAGGGCGTCGACATCAAGGCGCACGGCGGCTATGTGGTTTTCCCCCCGTCAGGCGGGTACACCGTCCAGAGTAAGAAGAGCATCAAACCCTTTCCGATCCCCCAGCTCGAAGCGGCCATGAAGGCCAAGGGCGGGACAGGCAACGTCGTCAGCATGGGCACGTTTAATCAGGCCACAGACGAGGAGCTGATCGAGCACATCCAGAACGCGACCGAGCTGTACCCGGCGCTCCGATCGCTGGCCTATCGGATGCCCGGCAGGCGGCAAGACGACGGCTCGTACCTCGATGAGCAGCAGATGACCAACATCCTTGAAAACGTCATGGACTGTTCGCTGGCTGCAGATGCCTCGCATCCTCGGCATGAGGACTGGCTCGACCGGCGTGGGAAAATCTCTGAGCTGGTCGTCAGCGGCATCGATAAGGACAAGGTCGGTGTCGGTCTCACGGCCACTGAGCTATCGGCCATGCAGCAGGGCGAGAGCTTCATCAAAGCACAGGAGATGATAGCCGCCTCGTCCCGCCCCATCGGTCCCCAGCAGGAAGTAAGCCTCATACAGATCGAGGCACTTGTTGGGGAGATGGGGGGTCCAACGAAGCCAGTCCGCAAAGAGGACAGCGATCCGACAGATACCGTCGATACAAACAACGTCGTAAGGCTGAACGCAAAAGAATTAAGAAGCGTAACGCTGCCCCCGATTGAGTATTTGATCCCCCGCATGATGAGCAGGGGCGGCACCTGTTCGCTGGCAGGCATGAGCAATGTAGGCAAGACCAGATGGATGGCTGCCTTGATCATGGCACTGGCCGTCGGCGATACCAAACGCATGGGCCTGCCGCAATGCACCGGCAAGACGTCCAGTCTCTACATCGCCAATGAAGAACACATCGAAGACATGGCACGCCGCTTCGCTGCCGTGTGTTATCAGCACGACGACAAGGACAGCGCAGATATATTTGTCCGAGGCAAGAAGGCCGGTACATTCCGGCTCGTCGCCATCAACGAGACAGGCCATCCAGAGGTGGATGCGAAGAACGTGGCGTGGCTGGTGAAGGAGATCAGGGAGAGCGAAGTCAAGGTTCTCGTCATGGACCCCTACGTCACACTGGCCGAGGGTGGTGATGAAAATTCATCCTCCACGGCATCGATGCTGACGAAGGCGATGCTGCTGATCATCGCCGCGACCGACGTCTGTATCGTCTACCCGCACCATACCCCCAAGGGTGACCGTAAGGCCGACCGCGACTGGCCGCGTGGTGACAGCGGAGCGTGGCGTGGATCAGGCGCTATCTACTCGTCGCTGGACTTCGGCTTTACGCTGGCGAACTACTACCCGCCCAACCCCGACCAGCGGAAGGCGTGGAAGCAACAGTTCCTGTCCGCCAAGCTGTCACGGTTCGTCGTACTAGACACCGGCAAAATCAGGGAGGGGGAACCCCTCGGCCCTGTTATGTATGAGCTGGTCGGACAGGACATGGACAAGGGCGAGGGCGATCCTATTGGCGTGTGTAGGCTCACTGATGAGGCTAAGGCTGCCAATGCCCTCCTGAGCGGCAGCATCGACGCCACAGAGGCAGATGAGCTGTCGTGGGCTATGATTAACACCATGCGCGGGGGTGAGTTCACCAGCATGGCCAAATGCCATGACATGATGAGCGGCCATCACATGTGGCCCAACGTGATCAAGACACCGGGCAAAGAGAAGCTGCTCCAGATGTTTGGTGAGAAATACTCAGCCAATAACGGCACCGTCCTCGTCACCTGCAGTGGTAAGGGCAAGTGGAAAATTTTAATCGAGGAGTACGATAATGACTAACATTGAGATGGATTGGGGTGTGCAGAGCAACCCCTTCATTAGAGGAGCGGGTGGATGAAGAGACCGACTGAAATCTGGACGCGATATGACGACGGATCGATGGATCATTGTCATTTCGATAAACCTCGAAACCGTATACTGATAACGGCAGGTCGCTGCGAGCGTTTCTGCCGTTTTTGCTCTAATTACCTGCGTCTACCCCAAAAATGGGTAGATAATTGGAGGTCGAAAATATCTACCCTCTGTAAGTCCCTGTCACTGGGCGTCTACCGTCTACCTCCGTCTACCCGTGGTAGACTGGGGTAGACGAGCCGTAAGGTATTGATATAACAAGGTAATCGTTTACCTACCGATCTACCCCCCCTAAGGGGGTAACCGCTTAAGCGGTAGACCCATTGGGGAAGGAGCAAATTAAAATGAGTGAAGGACGGAAACTGAGCTACATAATCTGGCGCATCGTTAACGCACGCGACGACATATTCCATGCGTGGTCTGAGGGACATTTCGAGGACGCGGAGGATTGCATCGGATCGTTCGTCGATGATAGTAGTGAGGCATACGATGCGTGGATCGCGAACGAGCGGGAGCAGACTGATGAGCGAGCGTTCAACTCATTTCTAAAACATTGGGAGATAACAGATGATGCTACTCGGAATTGACCCCGGCATATCTGGCGGCCTCGCCATCGTCTCGACGCACAAGGGACTGCCTGTCGTTGTTGATGGTATGAGGATGCCAGCGTTCAAGCAGGGCAAGCACAACCTCGTCGACGCACGCGCCATACACATATGGCTCACTGGTCGGAACATCGATCAGGTCGTGATTGAAAAAGTAACCTCATATGGCATGGGCTTGGCTACCGCGTTTGCATTTGGTGATAGCACGGGATCAGCGCGTTCTATTGCCCAGCTCCACTGTGATCGTATGGAGTTCGTGACGCCTGCCGTGTGGAAGAAAACATTTCAGCTCTCGAAAGATAAGCAGGCCGGCCTCGATCTGTGCCACAATAAATTTGGTAAGAGCTTTAAGTGGCAGTTCAAGGCTGATGATGGTATCGCAGAGGCCGCGCTGCTCACACTATGGTTTCTCGACAAAAAGCTAAATTCGTGCTAGGCACCTGATCATGGCAAAACATCATTATGTGTACGCACTGACTGACCCGACCAAGTTTGGCAAGCCGTTCTACGTCGGCAAGGGATCAGGCGACCGAAAGGTTCAGCACTTCAGATCAGTCTCGAAGGAGATGGCGGGCGCTGAGACCAGTGCGAAATTCAAAATCATTAAAGCGATACGCAACGCAGGTCTGCAGCCCGGTGCCATCGTCCTGTCACATCACGACATAGAGGATGAGGCCTATGCGGAGGAGCGCAGGGTCATCGCTGAGATTGGCATCGATAACCTCGTCAACAAATCAGTTGGTGGTGAGGGTGTGAAGTCGAAGAAGAAATCAACAGCCAAGGTGAACGCGACCGAGAAGCAGGAGCATTTCTGTCAGCTCATGGTCGCAGGCACAAACGGATCAGCGTCTGATTGCTATCGTCTGGCGTATCCCGGCGGCAAGGCCTCGAAGAAATCTGTAAATGAGATGGCTGCCGAGTTGATGCGAAACCCCAAGATAACCTCAAGGATGGCAGAGCTGAGAGCACCAGTGGTGGCAGCAACGCAGTATGATCTGGCGTGGTGCCTCAAAGCACAGAAGAGTGCAATGGACTTGGCAGAGGAGACTGGCAACGCTGGTGCGATGAGCGGGGCAGCGCGTGAGGTCGGTAAGCTGGGCGGCATCTATCCGAGCGAGAAGCAGGAGCTAACGGTTAAGGGTGACCTCGTCACCAGACTGCAACAAGGGAGAGCGCGACTAGCGCAGGAGGATTGAGATGAGCCATGAGGATGTAGGCAGGCTGGCGAGTAGGCCAGATAATCAAGACAAGGCTGTGATGACAGCGACTGAGGTGACGGCACGACAGCAAGACTGGGAGCGTCGTTGCGCGGACGCAGCTAGGCTTACAGGGGAGCATGTCGTGGTCGATCAGATCAAAGGCATGGTTGAGGCAATCGAGAGAGAGGAGAGGAAGCGATGAAGCGTTTTGGTACGCCTGTCCCTAAACTCAGTATGAAGGAGCGCGTCGTTCCAGAGGCAGAGCGTTGGGTCATCAGCGACGAGACGCTGAAGGAGTGTAAAGAGATTGAAGACAACATACGACGAGGAGGTCGGTTATGAAGACAGAACAAAGTAGCGGCGTGGCACCGGGTGGTGCGCACGTCCAGAGCAATCACAAGTGGGGTGAGCCACTGCCCGGCAGCGGATCGATGAAGGTCTGCCAATCATGTGGTGAGAAGAAGACATCATACACTGATCGAGCCGAGTGCCCCGGTCGGCCATCCACCGGCATCTCGGAGACGATCCATGACTACAACCCCATCACCTGAGTACGACGAAGAGGAAGACCTGATTGATGAGATGGCAAGTTGCTATGCTGATCCTCTGCGTCATGTGCTTATTTCTTATCCGTGGGGTCACGGTCAACTGAAGGGACGCGACGGTCCTGATCAGTGGCAGCGCGAGTTCCTGACCGAGCTGGGCGAAGAGGTGAAGAAGCGGAAGTTCAATGGCGTCGACGCCGTGGCTCCGATCCAATTCTCTACAGCGTCAGGCCACGGCATCGGCAAGTCATGTCTCAGCTCATGGATCATACGATGGATCGCCGATACCAGACCACATAGCGTCGGCACGGTAACGAGTAACACTGCGACGCAGCTCCGAAGCAAGCTCTTCGCGGAGCTGGCAAAATGGCACAACATGGGTTTGACCAAACACTGGTATCAGCTCAACGCAGGCAGTGGCGGCTCATTGAACATGTACCACGTTGATCATCCGAAGACGTGGCGCGTCGATGGCCAGACATGCCAAGAGCACAACAGTGAAGCGTTCGCTGGGCAGCATAGGGCAGAGAGCACATCATACTTTCTCTTCGATGAGGCCAGTGCGGTGCCTAGTAATATATTCCTAGTCCGTGCGGGTGGCCTTACAGACGGGGAGCCAATGACCTTCGACTTCGGTAACCCGACGCGAAACACTGGGATGTTCCACGCCAACATGGTTGGCAAGTACCGCAACCGTTACAACAAGCGGTTCATCGATAGCCGCACTGTTGAGATCACTAACAAAGAATACCTGCAGACCATGATCGATGACTTCGGTATCGACAGCGATATGGTGAAGGTGCGTGTCCTCGGTCAGTTCCCATCAGCATCGACGCATCAGTTCATCTCGACCGACGACGTCGACGAGGCCATGCACCGTGAGCTGATACCAGCCGAGTACAACTTCGCGCCGACCATCATCGGTGTCGACCCAGCGTGGACAGGTGACGATGACTTCGTGATCATGCTCAGGCAGGGCAACAACTCGAAGCTGCTCGGCTTCTACTCACGCAACGACAACGATGTGCAGATGGCTGGCCTGATCGCTCAGTTCGAGGACGACTACAAGGCTGATGCCGTGTTCATCGATGGTGGCTTCGGCACAGGCATCGTGAGCATCGGTCATACGATGGGCCGCCTCGACTGGCAGATCGTGTGGTTCAGTGAGAAGAGCATGGATCAAGGGTGCGCCAATAAGCGTGCCGAGATGTGGGAGCAGGTGAGGCTATGGCTAAAGCAAGGCGGGGCACTCGAACAAGACGATATCATGCACGCGGACCTGACAGGCGTAGAGTTAGTGCCACGACTGGACGGCAAGAAACTACTGGAGAGCAAGGAGCACATGAAGGATCGGGGGCTGGCATCACCCAACCGGGCCGACGCTCTGGCACTGACGTTCGCCTTCCCAGTGATGTCCAAGAAGGTGGCGTACAACCCGAAGGTGGTCGAACAAACAGTCAGTGACTATGATCCAATGGCCTGATGTGGTATAAGAAATGGCGGGGAGATGTTGAAGCATCTCGACCCGCCAATCACAACATCGAAAGGACCGATGCCATGACCCGAATAGAACTACCATCCAAAGAGCGACTGCGCCATCTGTTTGATTATCACCCAGACGGTTACTTAGTGCGCCGTGTTCCTGTGAGCAACCAAGTTGCGGGGACTGTGCTGGGGTGTCCTGCCGGGGGTAAGGGATACTGGTCGGGGATGGTGGATAGTGTTAGTTACCGGGTTCATCGTCTCATATTCCAGTGGCACCACGGTCACTGCCCAGACATGCTCGATCACATCGATGAGGATAAGGGCAACAACCGTGTGGGTAATCTGCGCGGTATCACCAACGGTCATAACTGCCGCCGTAAAAAGCACGGGTATGTGCGCGTTACACCAAGCGGTAGGTGGCAAGGAGTTATAAAGGTAGGTGGTAGACCGCTACATGTCGGCATGTTCAACACAGAGGCAGATGCAAAGGAAGCCTGCCTGTCAGAGTATGACGCTAGAGGTATGCGGCACGACTAACACGGCATAGACATTACTACTGAGATGTGTTAGGCACGGTTCCCATGGATGCTTATCTTTTATTCGGCTCAGAGAATACTCACCCACTGGCGTGGCTGCTGAACAAGCAGCACCGACACGTCTGGTGTATTGTCGCCGACCACGATGCAGGCATGTGGGTCAGTTACAACTGGCATCAGGGTCTGCCCATCGTGCGCGTCGAGAGTTCATTCGAGTTCGACATCGCCAGCTATTACAGGGACGAGGGCTGGACAGTATTCAACCTCGATCACATCGAGCGCACTGCGGTACAAGGCCCGTTCGTTCTCAACAACTGCGTCGGCCACGTCAAGAGTGTGCTCGGTATAGGAGGCTCCAGTCTAGTGCCCAATCAATTATTCAAATATATCATGCGACTGGCGATGAAGGGCGTGGAGCCTATTATCACCACCCCCATAACCGTGCCCGGCTTCGGCGGAGCATCAGCACCGCCACCGCCCACACACTTCAGCGACGGCACCGCTATCAACCCCGACGGTAGTTCTGCCGGGGCACCTAAGTCTGCGAACGCCATTGCAGCCGACAAGACGTTGGCTGAAGCAGAAGCAAAGCGTAAGAAGCTGGCCGTCGGTAACGAGACCTCCGGCACTCTCCTTGATGACGATGAAAGCGATGAAGGTACCCTAACATGAAAAAGCTACTGACTGTCCCCGGCTTTAGCTCACCGGCACCACCTGCACCACCACCCCCGCCTCCTCCGCCTGCCGATCCAGCCAAGAAGACTGACGTGGCTGTCCAGAAGGCGAGAGCCGATGAGATAAAGAAGAGCAAGCTCGCCGCAGGTCTCGGTGGCACCAACGTAACCGGCGGACTACTAGCTGACGAGGCCAGCACCGCTAAGAAAACTCTGCTGTAGAAGCTGACGCGCTGTAGAAGCTGGCGCATGGTGAGCCTCGCAGGAACGGGTAAGGAAACGATATGCCCATCATCAATCCGGGTAACCTCGGCGACAACATTCCACCCAACGGCAAGCGGTCGCGCATCCTGCGTCGCTATGTGAAGTTGGAGAACGACCGTTCGTCTTGGCGCAACCACTGGATGGAGATCAGCGACTATGTGCTGCCCCGACGTGGACGGTTCCTGTTCCAGACGCAGGACGACCGCGGCAAGAAGCGCAACAACAAGATCATCGACAGCACGGGCACGCAGGCGATCCGCACGATGGCCGCCGGTATGATGTCAGGCATGACCAGCCCAGCACGACCATGGTTCCGGTTCGCCGTACAGGACGAGGCGCTGATGGATGACCATGAGGTCAAGAAGTGGTTGGCAGATGTGGAGCGCACCCTGCGCGGCATCCTGCACCGATCCAATTTCTACAACTCAGCCTTCACCATCTACTCTGAGCTGGGTGCCTTCGGCACCGCGCCACTGTACAGGCAGAAGAACTTCGACAGCGTGATCCGCTTCCGGCCCTTCACGGCGGGCGAGTATGTCATCGCTGAGAACGAGAGTGGTGTCGTCGACACACTGGGCCGAAGTTTCACCATGACAGTGAGCCAAGTGGTTCAGAAGTTTGTCATCCAAGACGGTGCCAAGGAAGACTGGACCGGGGTGAGCCGTGCGACGCGCAACCTGTGGAACCAGAAGAATTACGACGAGCTGATCCCGATCATCCACCTGATCGAGCCGCGCCGGAAAGCCGAGCAAACCCCCGGCAACTTCAGTAACCAGAACATGGCTTTCAAGTCTCAGTACATGGAGCAGGGGGCAGACGGCGACGAGTTGCTGGAGATGCGGGGCTTCAGGAAGTTCCCAGCATACATCCCCCGGTGGGACGTGCTGCCCGGCGACATCTATGGTCGGTCCCCCGGCATGGACAACCTCGGCGACATCAAGCAGCTACAGCAACAGCAGAAGCGCAAGGCGCAGGCCATCGACAAGATGGTCAACCCTCCGATGGTCGCGCCGACATCATTGCGCGGCAAGCCGTCGAGCGTGCTGCCCGGTAGTACAACATACGTTGATCCACTACAGGGCGGCCAAGGCTTCACCCCTGCCTATCAAGTGACGCCGCGTCTGGGCGAAATGCAGCAGGACATCGCCGAGGTACAGGAACGTATCCAACGTGGGTTCTATGCTGATCTCTTCGCCATGATGATCAACAGCGACCGGCGCAACATCACCGCAACTGAAGTGGTAGAAAAACAATCTGAAAAACTGGTATTGCTTGGCCCTGTTCTGCAGCGCCTCAATACCGAGCTACTCGATCCGCTTCTCGATGACGTGTTCGAGTTCGCGCTGGAGGCTGGCCTCCTCCCAGAAGCTCCAGAGGCGCTCCAAGGAATTGAGTTGCGGGTCGAGTACATCAGTCTACTGGCACAGGCACAACAGGCCGTCGCCGCATCCGCTCTCGAACGGACGATGGGTTTCGTCGGCAACATGGTCGCCGTGTTCCCGCAGGCAGCGGACAACATCAACTCTGATGAAGCAGTGAGGCAGTATGCAGAAATTCTGGGTAACTCTCCTGATCTTATGCGCGATAGCAAAGAGGTCGACGCCAAACGTAAGTCTGATGCAGAAGCAGCACAGGCAACGCAGGCAATGGAGACAGCCGGAGCTGCAGCACAGGGGGCCAAGGTATTGTCAGAGACAGACACGCAGAACCCTAACGCTCTGACCGATCTACTTGGTAGAGGAGCAACAGCGTAATGGCACCAGTACATGCATATGACGCCAGCGACCCAGAGCAGGTGTCGCTGGCGGAGAAGGATCAGGAAGACCGGGAGCAGGACATCCTGTTTGTATTAGGACAAGCACGCGGACGTCGCTGGCTATACGAGTTCATCTGGGGGCAGTGCCACAAAGACCGGCCCAGCTTCGTACCCGGTGAGAACGAGAGCACGGCGTTCAATGAAGGAGCAAGGTCGGTTGGGGCCACGCTGGAGAACATCATCAGGGACCGGTCCCCGAAGATGTATATGAAAATGTTAGAGGAGAACCATTTCGATGAGTGAAGAAACAGAAGTAGCTGAAGAGGTAACCGAAGAAGTGTCCGAGGGGGCCACTGAAGAGACAACAGACGAAACGGTCACTGAAGAAGGTGACAAGGAAACCAAAACCTTGCTGTCGGACGACGAGGGTGATGGAGCCGGAGATGTACCCGTCGAGTACGAGTTCATCTCTCCTGACGACATCGGTGAAATTGAAATGACCGATGCAGTCAAAGCGCAGTTTGATAAGTTCAACACGCAGGCGAAGGAGGCTGGTCTTTCACAGGAGCAGTATCAGACGCTTGTCGAGGGACAGATCAAACAGGGTCGTGTGGATGTCCAACAGGCAGCCGCCGATTATCAGCAGCGTATAGAAGGCTGGGCGGATGAGACGAAGAATGACAAGGAGCTGGGGGGGGATGACCTTGCCGAGAACTTGTCTGTCTCTAAAAAGACTATGGACACATTCGGCACACCTGAACTGAAGGCGCTGTTAGATACGCCCTCGGAGAAGAACCCCGGCGGTCTCGGTCTTGGAAGCCACCCAGAAGTCATACGCTTGCTCCATCGCGTTGGGTCGCACCTGATGGAAGAGAGTAATCTTGTCGACGGCGACAGCGGTGACGCTGCAGCAGCCGATGCCTCTCTTCGTCGGATGTACCCCAGCATGTTCAAAGACGAAGCAGCCTAATAAGGAGACATCCAGATGGCTACTCTAGCAGTTACCAACCCGACCTTGTCCGATCTGGCCAAGGTTACTGATCCCGACGGCAGCATTGCCGACGTGGTCGAAATTCTAAACGCGACAAATGAAATCCTCACGGATATGTCGTGGATGGAAGGCAACCTTACGACAGGTCACCGTTCATCGATCCGCTCTGGTCTACCGACCCCAACGTGGCGCAAGATGTATGGCGGCGTACAGCCGACTAAATCTCGCAGCGTTCAGGTCACGGACAACTGCGGCATGATGGAAGATTACGCAGAAGTTGATGCCGCCCTCGTTGGGATGGCAGGTGACCCTGCAGCCTTCCGCCTTCAGGAGGATCGTCCTCATATCGAAGGTATGAACCAAGAGTTTGCCTCTACTCTCTTCTACGGCGATGAGAGCACGGCACCGGAAGAGTTCACTGGACTTGCTCCGCGTTACAACTCAACTACTGCAGCCAACGGTGACAACATCATCGCAGGCGGTGGCAGCGGTTCGGACAACGCCAGCATTTGGTTGATCTGCTGGTCACCTCAGACCCTGCACGGGATTATCCCAAAAGGTTCTAAGGCTGGCATCCAGCAGCGCGATCTTGGTGAAGTCACCATCGAAGACGCCGACGGTTCGAATGGCCGTATGCAGGCTTTCCGTACTCACTACCGCTGGGACGTTGGACTTACTGTCCGCGACTGGCGTTATGCAGTGCGTATCGCAAACATCGACCGTTCAGCTCTGTTGATCACCGCCGCTACTGGTGCTGATCTAAACGACCTGATGCATCAGGCATGGACTGAACTGCCTTCAACAGCAGCCGGTCGTTGTGCTTGGTACATGGACAAATCTATCCTGTCCATGCTCCGGCGTCAGACGGCCAACGCAGTGTCCAGTTCGACGCTGTCGGTCGACATGGTCGGCGGTACAATGCAGACTAGCTGGGGCGGCATTCCGATCCGTCGTTGCGATGCTCTGCGCCCTGACGAAGCCACGGTATCCTAAGTAGGGGTATTCATTTTAACGTCCTAACAAAAGGAGCTTAACCATGGCTATCTTGGACGAACTAAACGAGTTTGCTGATAACGTAGCAGTCAACGCAGCGGCGGGTACGGCACAGATTGGCGACGAAATCGATCTCGGTGCAGCCGGGCAGGACATTGGTAATGGCCAGCCCATATACCTTGTCATCCGCACGGGTGCCACTGAGATCATCACAGGCGGCTCTGCTGGTACGCTCACGTTCCAGCTCGTCTCCAATAGTGCATCACCTGCAGCGGACGGCACAGACACCGTCCACATGCAGACACAGGCCTTCGTAACTGACGGCGCTGATGCGAACGACGCAGAGATGAAGGCCGGTGCCTTGATCTACTGTGCGCCCATCCCGGTGGGGACAGGTGGAAACTATGAGCGGTATCTTGGTGTCCTCGCTGTAACGGCGACGACCACCACGACAGCGGGCACGATCAATGCCTACCTGACGCTCGATCCAAACATGGCCGCTGGGAAGACTTACCCTGACGCCATTAACTAAGTCGTAAGGCTTGCGGGTTGGGGTGGCTTCGGCCACCCCGATGCCTCCCACTTATAAAGGAATATCGACATGGCTTCATTTACAGCACTTGGCGACACAGTAGAATTACAGACACTGGACAAAGGCGATACAGTGCGTATTGCTCTGTCCGGCACATACGCAATGGACATCGTGTTACAGCAGGAGCAGGGGTCACCCGGTTCCGGTTCGTGGCTAACGCTGCAAGAGGTGTCTGGCGCGGCTAACGCTACCGTCGCCATCGACCACACAACCACATCCTATGGCGACAATCTCCGGCTTTTGGTCACGCTCGATACTTCGGGCACTTGCACAGCGACCCTGACGAACACGTCTAACCAGACGGTCAAGTCCTTCAGGGATCACGTCGGTAATGCCCTGATGACATTGACCAAGAAGTTTACCCAAATCCACGGTGGTTTGGTTCGTGCTTCTGGCGCGGTCGTCAACACAACTGTCGCGTTGACCCTTAACGAAGCTGATCACGCTGGTCGGATAGTTACGGCCAACCACGCGACAGGGTTCGCTATCACCCTGCCGGAAGCTACTGGTACGGGGAACGTATACACCATCTTCTACGGGACGACCGTGGGTACAGGCAGCGCGACCATCGTCGCACCGTCTGCAGCTACATCGTTCATCGGTGGTGTATCTATCTCGACTGACATCGGTGGTGTGACCATCATCTGCAACGCTGCAGATGATACGATCACTATGTCCGGTTCAACGACCGGCGGCGTCAAGGGCACGCACTTCGTGTTCGCTGATGTAGCGTCTGGCATCTTTATGCTCAGTGGTTTCATCTGCTCTACAGGCAACGAAGCTGATCCATTCAGCGCCGCTGTCTAACCGAACTGGGGGAGACAATACTGTCTCCCCCACCTTATTCTGAGGAGAACAACGATGCCTACTATGGACGTGAGATTCAAAAACCCCTTCTACCACGGTAATCTCGGATTGCTGGGCGGTGCCGGAGATGAGGGCACCATTTACATTCTCGACGACAAAGAACCCCTGCCCCGCACGGCTGTTGTGCTTGAGGGCCGTAGCCAAGATCGCAAGAAGAACGAGAAGCGCGGTAAGGATGCAAAGCAGGCAGCGGAGCAGGCTGCCATTGAAGACGACGATGAAGAGTTCGAGCCTGCACTCCCCAAGCGCGTCAAGCCGAAGGAAGGTAAAGCTAAGGCAGACAACATCCCGAAGACACGCTAACGATAGGAGCGGACCATGGCGTCTGAAACACAAATCGCCAAACTCGCATTGCAGCACGTTGGGGATCGATACGACATCTCCGATCTGACAGAAGAGAGTGTCGAAGCGGAGCAGGTGAATCTGATCTTCGACGACACTAGGGACTGGTTGCTCCGACAGCACCCGTGGGGGTTCGCGAAGAAGTTCGCCACGCCCTCGGCGCTCGTCGGTACGGTGCCGAACAACTATGACTTCATGTACACCTACATGACAGACGCCGTTCGTATCGGCGGGGTTGTTGATCCACTGGACGCGGGGACCAAGATTGATTTCGAGGTTGCTAGGAATAGCTCAGACGTCAAGGTCATCCTGACAGATGCAGAGAGCGCCGAATTTTTCTACACGGCACGCATCACCGACACGGCACAGTTCGATCCAGAGTTTGTTATGGCGTTCTCATACGCTCTGGGTTCGAAGTTGGCCATGCCACTGACCGGCGACCGGACGATCATGGGTGATCTCGACACACTGGCGCGTAACACGATCAACAGTGCGTGGGAGACCGACAGTAACGAAGGTATTTCCGACGCTCCACCAGATGCAGACTGGATACAAGCGAGGGCGTAAGTAAATGACGAAGGTAATCCAATCGAGTTTGTCGGGGGGTGAGGTTTCACCCGCCATCGGTGCTCGGACAGACATCGGCAAGTACAAGTCCAGTCTTGAAACGTGTGAGAACGCATTCGTCCAAGTACACGGCGGCGTGTCCAACCGTCCCGGCCTTCAGTTTGTAGCTGAGTGCGTGAGCGGCACTCTGGCCACGCGCATCATACCTTTTCAGTACAACACCGATCAGACATATATCCTTGAGTTTGGCAACCTGTACATGCGCGTTATCAAAGACGGTGGCCAAGTGCTGACTGGCAGTGCCAAGACCATCACGGGGGTCACGGCGGCTAGTCCGGCAGTCGTCACCAGTGCAACGCACGGTCTCAGCAACGGCGATGACGTGTACATAACCGCCGTGGTCGGGATGACCCAGCTCAATGGGCGCACCATGCGGGTCGCTAACAAAGCGACCCATACGTTCGAGCTGAACGATTACGACGGAAACAATATCAACAGCTCCGCATACACTGCATACAGCAGTGCGGGTACGGCCGAGGCCGTCTATGAGATCGTTACCCCTTACACCACTGCCCAACTCTTTGAGTTGAAGTTCACACAGTCCGCTGACGTGATGACTATTGTGCATGAGGATCACGACCCGGCAGACTTGACCCGAACGGGCCATGCTGCGTTCACGTTGACCGATATTGTGTTCGCTCCAGAGCAGACGTTCCCTACAGGCGTCGCCGTCTCGGCGAACACTACAGGTTCCGTTGTTGAGCGGTATACGGTGACCTCTGTCAACGAGGACAACGCAGAGGAAAGCCTCATCGGTATAACCGCCGGTAAGACGATCAGTGGCATCACGGCAGCCAACCCGCCAGTCGTAACATGTACGTCCCACGGTTACAGTGACATAGATGAGATAGAAATACAGGGTGTCGTTGGTATGACCTCGGTCAATAACCTGCGTTTCAAGGTCAGCAGCAAAACAACGAACACATTCGAGTTGCAGAGCCTGAGCCGCGTCGACATCGATGCTAGTGGCTACACGGCCTACAGCTCAGGGGGCACCGCCTACGCAACATACGACGTCATCACCAACGGGGCCGCGACCAAGGATAACACCATCACATGGACCGCCGTAACCGGCGCAGTCAGCTACAACGTCTACCATGAGAAGGATGGTATTTACGGGTTCATCGGTCGCAGTGAGATCGACAGCTTCACTGATGACAACATAGATGCCGATCTCGAAGACACCCCGCCGAAGTTTCGCAACCCCTTCGTCAGCACAAGCGACAAACCAAGTGCCGTGAACTTCTTTCAGCAGCGTAAAATTTACGCCAGCAGCATAAATGACAAGCAGCGGCTCTGGCTCACCCAGACAGCCAACCTGAAGAACCTGAGCGTGGCCAGCCCAGCCAAGGACGACGACGCCATAACCGTCACCATCGCCAGCCTGCAGGTAAACGAGATCAGGCACATGGTGCAGCTCGGTGACCTCATCGTATTCACGTCCGGCGCAGAGTGGCAGGTCAGCGGCGTCGACGGCGTCATCACCCCGTCCGGCATTCAGATCAAGCCTCAAACATATTATGGATCAGAGCAGCTTGCTCCGATCACGGCAGGCGACGTCGTGTTGTTCATGCAGCCGGGCTGGACCGTGCGAGACATCGGCTACAAGTTCGAGACAGACAGCTACAACGGCAACGACGTGTCCATCCTCGCCCGGCATATGTTCGATAACTACTCTTTCACTGACTGGGATTACGCACAGGCACCTCACTCCATCGTATGGGCAGTACGCAACGACGGCATCATCTGCGCCCTGACCTATGTGCGGGAGCAGGAGGTCTTCGCGTGGAGCCGCCACATCACTGACGGGGACTTCAAATCGGTAGCGTCTGTGCAGGAAGGCGATGACGATTTCATGTACAGCATCGTCCAGCGGAGAATTGGTACGCGCACCCGGCAGTACATCGAGCGTCTTCACGATCACGACTTCACCAACGTGCAGGATGCCTTCTTCGTCGACAGTGGCCTGAAGCGCAATAACCCCATCACCATCACAGGCGTCACGTCAGCCGATCCGGTCGTCATCACGGCAGCCGCACATGGTCTCAGCAATTCCGACGTCGTGGACATCAACGGCATTTACATCGTCGACACCACAGAGAACCAAGGTAAGTCCTTGTCCACAGAAGTCGTCGGACTGGGCTACACTGTCTCCGACAAAACAACGAACACGTTCGAGCTTCAACTCAACGGCGTAGACGTGGACGGCAGTGCCTTCGCCACATACCACAGCGGGGGTGAGGTCCGCGTGGCCACGACGACAGTGTCAGGCCTGTGGCATCTTGAAGGCGAAAGCGTAGTCGGTCTGGCCAACGGATATGTTACAGGCACACTCACCGTCGCCAACGGTTCAGTGACCCTACCCAACGCAGCTAGCCGCGTATCCATCGGCCTGAGCTACGCTGCAGAGGTCAAGACACTGAAGCTGGACAACAGCAACCCACTGGATACCGTACAGGGTAAGAACAAGAAGCTGACCCGTCTGACCCTCCGGTTGGAAGACACCATGGGTCTCTGGCACGGCCCAGACACAGACCACATGAGAGAGGCCAAATTCGGTCTGCCTTCGTTGTACGGTCAGCCACTCAACATGATCACGGCTGACAAGGACGTTACCCTGTCGCCGAGCTGGAGCAAGAACGGCCAGATCGTTATCCAGCAGCGCGATCCTCTACCCATGACAATTCTCGGCATCATCCCCGACGTCATCATCGGGGGTAACTAATGAACCAGATCGCACCTATGTCATCTGACGCCATAGCCAAAGCGGTGACGCTGGAAGCAGAAATGCGGAAGCTCAACACGCAGGTCAACCTAGCGACCAGTCACCTGATCCACGCCGGGCTGTACCACCGCACGGTGTTCATACCGGCTGGCGTTCTGGTGGCGGGTGCCTTCGTCCGGATAGATACGACGATCATCGTCCACGGCGACATCACCGTGTATGTGGACGGCGATCCAATTTTACTCACAGGACACAATGTGCTACCTGCATATGCAGGACGAAAGCAAGCGGCCTACGCGCACAGAGATACTTACTTCACGATGAGCTTCGCCACTGAGGCGACCACGGTAGAACAGGCCGAGGAAGAGTTCACAAACGAAGTCGAGGCACTGGGTTCGCGTCGGGCAGAAGCCAACAACGTAGTTATGATAACAGGGGGCGCATGACATGTCTGGTTTTACAATAGCCGCAACAATAGCTTCGACAGCCATGTCCTTCGTGGCCCAGCGACAGCAGGCTCAGGCTCAGGCGCAGCAAGCGAACTTCCAAGCAGCCGTCGCACGCAACAACGCCATCATCGCACGACAGAACGCCGACGCCATCGAGAAGTCAGGCAAGGTCGCAGAACAGGAACGACGTGAGTTAATTCAGCGGCACATCGGAACAGCCAAGGCAGTTCAGGCAGCTAACGGGTTCTTGGTCGACGACGACGAAGACAGTACCAACGTGCAGGAGCGTGCCGCTGTGGCTGAGGCCGGTGCCTTGGACATCCTTCGTATACGCGACCGGGTGGATGACGAGCAGCGTCGGGCTTTGATACAGGGTGACCAGTTTACAGCGCAGGCCGGGCTATTCGATCTGAAGGGCGCGGATGCTGGTAGCTCCGCCGCAGGCTTCGGTACGTTACTGGCAGGCGCAGCCGACGTCGCTATTTTAGCAAAAGGGTAGTTGATATGCCGAGAGTTCCACAGCCAGTACAGCCCGGCCAAGTAGGCGACGTTGCCATCCACACTGCGAAGCAGGACTTCCAGTCATTCGACGTTCCCCTATTGAAGGGTAACTCCGACGCACTTAAAGAAGGCGCGGCTGGCCTGTTAGGGGTGAGGGACGCTCTCGTAGAAAGCAAGCGACTGGATGAAGACCTAACTTTGTTGGAGACGCAAGAGACAGGCGACGCACGGGCGCGTGAGATCACACAGGGTCAGCTTGCCAATATGGGCGGCAACGCCATAGGGGCGACAGAGCGGGCGCAGGATTTATATGACACCTTGGTGGACGAGCTGGGCGACGGCAGTGGTATGGGGGCGGCGGCGGCGATAGCTCACAAGCAGTATTTACGGGGACTGCAGAATACTATTCTCAGTCCTGTTGCCAGCCATGAACGCACCCAGAAACAAGCGCACGCCCAGAAGATGATAGATACATCTATCGCCAGTTCGATTGACAAGGGTGTGTCTGGGTACATGAGCGACGAAACACTGGATACACAGATAGATCTGATAGAGCAGCGGGCCAAGAACAGGGCGGAGCTGTCAGCCAGTGGCGAGGACGCAAAGCAACTAGCAGCGGAGCTGGTTGGCACAAGTACCAGCACCATGTACCTGCAGGCGATCAAACTCGCCTTGAAGGATAAGAAAACGGTACGCGCTGCTCAGTTACTGGAAGACGCCCGCACCAAAAATTTACTAGACGGCAGTAACGGAGATTTACTCTCAGCGGAGACCGCCGTCAACGCAACGACGCAGGACGAGATCGCTCTCTCTGTGGGCATCGATTTATTTGGCACCCACGGGCAAGATAGTACAGCGGCACTGACAGAGCTTGATGCTCGGACTGATCTCGACGCAGCTACAAAGAACGCAGCGGAAGTTAAGTATGAGAGCCGACGTTCTAAAGCCGACGCAGAAAAGACCCGTGCGACACAGGACCACTTCGAAGGTGCTATGGAGGCAGCGCAGGGAGGAAACGGTTCGGTGTCCGCTGCCGATCTGGCATTGATGGAGGGCGACGACGCACGCAAGGTCCAGTTAGAGATGCAATACTGGGACGACGACAGGGCGTCTGGCGGTATCATCACAGACCGGACAGCGAAACGGGCGTGGGATGGCATGTCTAAAACAGAGCGGGGGGCACTGACGTATGTTCAGTTCCTTGAACAATATGGCAATAAGTTTAGCAACATCGACGGGTTTCGGGATAAAGCTACTGAGGACTGGCGGCTTGCTCAAGACAGTAGATTAGCGACAGAGACCACAGAAGGCAGACGGCTGTCCAAACTGGAGCTGGCTGCTAACAAATCTGCAGCGACTAACGCCCGTACATCCTTCAACAGAATAGTTGAGGCCCGTAAGACAGCCATGTACACCGGCACCACTGCTAGTGATAAGGCGCACAAGGCTACGTTTGTGGAGGCAGCCGAGCTTGAGTTTAGGGATCGCAATACTAACGAGAACCCTATGTCTGATGCAGACATGATGTCCATGATCAATGCTCTTACTAATCGCATAACCATAGGCGGCGACGAGTTCCAGACGTTTAACGTGATCACCAACGCTAGAGACGAAGATGGAGACGTACTTAAAGGCAGTGCCGAAGCAGGAGCATTGATGTCCGGCGTAGATGTAGAAGACAGGTTTGAGGTGATCCAGTGGTATCGCAAAGAGCACGGCATATCCGCTAACGAGGCTGTCCGCTTGGAAGACGTCGGGGCTTATTTCCATGACAATATTACAATGAGCATAACGCCTGCCGAGCTGGTTCCCGTCATCCATGAGATGCTGGTGGAGCATGGTCGCAGCACTAGCGCAGCGAACGTGCGCCAAGAGTACCTTACTTTCTTGATGCGCCAGATCAGGGAGGGCGCACTGTAATGGGTGACTTTGACGCGTTCGCTACATCCTTCTCAAACCACCTATCCAAGCAGGATGATGAGGCGGACGACGCTGAGTTGATGGAGGTCGAACCGCCAGCTAATAAGAAGGCCAACGCGTTCAAGCAGGACTTCTCTAATTTTTTAACAGACCAGCAGAGAAGTGCCGAGGACAACGTCGTCAACCAGATGCGGGCGGCTGCACCAGTAAACCCAGATACGTTTGCAGCCTTGCGAACAATGGCTGTCGACGTCAATGTCGACACCCGCATACTGCTGGGCGACGTCGATCCAGACAAGTTACGCAGCAAACAACTGGTGGAGCAGACCAGAGCGTTTCTCAAAGAGGCTCCGCGTATTGAGCAGTTTCTGCGCGATCCCGAAAATGTGCGCCTGACGCACGACGACATCAGCGGACTACGCGCCGTTCATCAAAGCCTAGTGAGACTGAAGAACAGCGAAGCGGACGAGGGCTTCACAGAGCACGTCTCCGGCATCGCAGAGCGCAGTCTCAAGACATTTCAGCAGGGTCTCGTTGCTGGCGGAGCCATGTTTATAGAGGGTAACGACGACCGCATATTCCCACATGAAGCACTAGCAAAAATGGATGACGCGGAACGCGCATCCTACGACGCTATGAGCACACGGGAGCGGGTGGACTTTTTATTCGCGAATAAGGAACGCTTCAAATCAGAGCACGGTCGCGAGAAGCTAGACGAGGTCATCGCGTTTCGTGAACAGATCACACAAGAGCTGAATGTCATGCGGGCGCGTGCGCCCAAAGAAGGTGCCGCCTTCTGGGCCACGATGATCGCCGAGGGCACGGCGCAGATGCTGCCTGCGCTCGGTATTGGTTTTCTTACAAAGAGACCCGATCTGGCAGCTAAGATCATGTTCGCACAGGCGACTGCTCACAGATACGCGACAGCACGCGAACGTGGCCTGCGAGACGGCACGACACAGCCCGACGCCTTCGCCGAAGCTCTCTTGTTTGGGTGGCTGGAGTACGCCACTGAGAAGGTGCCCTTGGGTATCCTGATGTCCGAGGGTGCCAAGGGGCTACGCGGAATGTTAAAGGCTGCCGGAGCAGAAGGTATACAGGAAGTTATTGTCGAGTACATGGATATAGGCTTCGGTCTGGCCATCCTCGATGAAGAGATGACAGTGGTCGAAGCCCTCGAACGAGTGCGCGACGCGGCCATCATCGGCGCAGGCGTCGGTGTAACCCTGAAGGGCGGCATCCAAGGCGCACGGCAACTGGCAGAGATCGCCGGGCTACGTCGTGCCGGTGAGGACGCCGAGGCATACGAGGCCCGGCTGACCGAAGCGCAGAAGGCTGTGGCCGAGGCCAAGCTGGCCGCACGGTCACCTGAGAAGATGCGCGAGTTTTTAGATCAATCAGGCGACGAAGCCACAGTACACATCTCAGCCGAGGACGTGATCGAGCTGCAACAGTCCGGCGTTCTGACCGACGAGATCATGGCCGAGCTGGAGCTGAACGAAGAGATGGCCGAGACCGCTGCGCGGAACGGCGACTTCGAGATCAGCGTAGCCAAGCTGCTCACCCTGAACGAAGAAACCTTCGCAGCCATATCACCGAGCGTGCGCGAGAAGCCAGACGGACTGTCAGCCAAAGAGGCTACACAGCAGGTCGCGGATCGCGACGCGTTGATCGAGACGCTGGTCGCCCAGATGGAAGAGCAGGTAGCTGCCGACCCAGAAGCGCGGCCCATCGCAGATGCCGTGTCCTCTTCGCTGGCAGCCACAGGACAATTCACTGACGCAGAGGTGAGCCAACAGGCCGAGCTGGCCGAGGCCACCTACCAGACGCGGGCCGAAAATTTGGAGGGCGTCACAGCCGAAGAGCTGTTCCTCGAAGAGAACGTACAGATACGCGGACCCAAGGACACCCAGCGCGGACCTGCCGTCACTGCCCTGAACCAAGTCAAAGATAACCAAGCCAGATTGGCACAGGCCGCGATCCAGCGCGAAAACCGCGAGATCACCGAGGAAGAGTATCTGGCGACCATCGCCGAGCTGAAGCCTGTCACCCCATACAAGCAGGAAGACCTGCCCCTACCGGCGACAAGGGCCGAGATGACAGCCGCCCTGCGCGAAGGCCAGCAACAGCGGGTTGGTAAGGGCAAGCAATTTGTAGGGCAGGAGGTCGGTCTTAGACTGGACATTCCGGCCTATGAGAACCACGACACATGGGTGCCGACAATCCACACGCCTGCCGGTAAGCCGGTGGCGCATGAGGCAGCGGCGCACATCGTTGGAGACATCCGCTTCACCGAGCCGGGCGACAAGGCCGAGACCAAGGCCGGTAAGGTCGGACGCGGTGAGCAGAACAAGGCACCATTCGCGCAGATCGATGGCACGCTGAAAAGCGTGCACCCGTCGACCGTCCGTAAAAAGATGGACGCGGTATTCAATGATCCTGAGTGGGTGCAGGTGGGCTATGACCCCCGGCGTCATACCTTCTTCTATGACCGCTCAGATCAGCGGCCCATCGTCGGTGCTGATGAGGTCATGCAGGTCGGTCCACTGGTCATGGCGAAGAACCCCGTCTATGCAGACGCGGGTACATTCCTGTTCCAAGTGGATACAACGACCGAGAACTTCCAGACGTTCTTCGAGGGCAGTCAGGTCGTCGACGCGGACGGTCAGCCGATGCAGGTTTTCCATACTACAGACGCAGACTTCGTCGAGTTCAAATCGAGGGACGGGGTATTCTACTTCTCGCCTGACCCGGCTATCGCCGAAGGTGAAGGCCGGGGGTCCATGCCACAGTGGATGATAGACCTGACTGGCGTCGAGCAGAGCGCACCCGAAGGGGCAAACACCATGCCGGTGTTCTTGAGTATCAAGAACCCCGCCAGCTTGGAAGACATTCGGACGCACGCTCCCGCCGCCAAGAACATTAGGGACGCCAGAGCCGAGCTAATCGAGGCAGGGTTCGATGGTATTATAGTCGACAGCACTGGCGAGGTGATGGCGTTCGAGAACACACAGATCAAATCCGCCATAGGGAACCGAGGAACCTTCGATCCGAGCGACCCCAACATCCTGAACCAAGATGCTGTCGAGGATGCTGTCGAGGATGCGGACCCGGCAGCGGAGATGGTCGAGAAGGCCAACGCGGCAGTCAAGAAGATGCGTGCTCCTAAAGGGGGCATGGGTGCGACCAGTCTCACCCGTCTGTACAATCCGAAGTACCCAAAACAGCGGGGCGAGGACGGCAGGCTGGAGGTCCGTAAAGGGCACCGCAAATCGAAGATAGAAATCTCTCAGGAGATACACGCAGAGCGCGTCGAAGGACGCGACACATGGACGGACGAGAACGCCAAGGTCATCGGCAAGGTTATGGCCATCGAGGCACTTCACGCCATCATGGCGGACGGCAACGCAGCGACGTGGTACAGGGATAAGGTAGAGGGCGCGATGAAGGTCGCAGCTTTACTTCACCCAGAGATCGCCACAGACATCCGCGCCGAAGTCGCGTTCAAGTTTATTCTGGCCATCACCAGTAACGGCTCGACGGTCTCCGAAAATTCCAGCTCGGCACTCAAGGTGTACGAGAGCATCGGTATGGAGGATTACCTGCCGGGCGGTCGTAAGCATAACCAGCCCATCACGATACCGCCTACAGGCTTCGGCAAAGAAGTCCACGCCATGGAGAAGGCTTTCGAGACGTGGAACAGACACGTCGACGAAATGGGCATTGATAAGTTCATCGAGTTTCTGAGCGCGGATTACACCGCTGGGGAGCTGAAGGCTATGGGCCATGAGGTCAGCGGGGAGCTGGTCAGTGAGCCGGTCAAAGGCTCTGTTATATTCGGGTCCAAAATTGGCGGCGGCTTCCTGCAGAACCTCATGGGCAACTTCGACAGCCTGACGATGGACCTGTGGTTCATGCGTTCATGGGGTCGCTGGTCCGGCACCCTGATCCCCACCGTATCTGAGAAGACGCGCAACGAGCGGTTCGGCAAACTGCGGCGTATGCTCACCGATCCTAAAGAGCGCAAGCGCACCAAGCTGGGCATCGAGCTTCCGGCCATCGATACTGTCGAGGCCATGAGCGAGGTACAGCTCACTGAGCTGGCTACCCTGATACTACGCGCCGACAGCGTGGACAAAGGTAAGGGCACGTTCACCAAGACCGTGAGGGTCAAGGACAAAAAGACCGGTAAGTTTAAGCAGGTCCGCCCCGGCCTGCACCTCGCTTCGCAGCGTGTAGCAGAGGGCGAGAAGAAGGTTTTGGACAGCCCTGCCGGTGGGGGGCACAGGCACTTCATGCGGCAGGCTGCCAGAGAGGCACTGGACACGTTGGCCAAGCAGGGTATCAATCTGGAGCTGGCCGACCTGCAAGCTCTTTTATGGTATCCTGAGAAGGATTTATCCACTATAATGGGGAACGGTACAAAGCGTACCGCACCAACAGATTATGAGACCGAATTTTCGGTTCTCGCACGCGCAGGAGGTTTTAGTGATGCCGACATTACAGGAGCAGTTTCAGCCGGAGCTGGACGAGATCGAGAAGGAGCAGGCCCGGCAGCCGGGCAGGATGGACAGCAAGAAGATGCTGTCGTCTTTGACTTCACGCTCTATCAAAGCGGAGAAGGAAGAGGACGACGTGGGTCCGAGCAGCCGAGAGGTGTACGCGGAGAAAGCACGCCGCTCGAAGGCGTCCCGCAAATCGAAGGCGCAACCGGGCCAATCCCCGGCCTAGAGGCCATACTCACAGAATACGCACGCGCCAACGACATCGAGTACAGTAGACAGTCTGTATATGTAGAGGTGGACGAGGAACGCGCAGGGCGCATCGCCGAAGAGTTCGACAAGATGGCGGATGACCCCGACGCGCCCGGCGTGCGTGAGGCCTACGATGATATGGTCCGGCAGACCGTCGATCAGTACAACGCCCTGATTGAGGCCGGTTACACGTTCACGGTCATGGACCCTGCCAACGATCCCTATGAGACTAATGGCTGGAACGCTCTGCGAGACGCAAGGGAAAATAAGCACCTATTCATATTCCCTACTGAGCAGGACACTTTTGGCTCAGACGACAGTAGCTTCGACACCGCGTCCGGCAATCCTATGCTGCAAGAGACTGGCATAATGATGCCGCACGCAGACGGCAGCGAGATCAACGCGCTGGCCAACGATGTATTCAGGGCAGTGCACGATCTGCTAGGCCACGGCATCGAGGGTGCCGGGTTCAGGGCACGCGGTGAAGAGAACGCTTTCCAGTCACATGTCCGCCTGTACACCGGAGCCGCACGCGGTGCTGTAGCCACAGAGACCCGTGGCCAGAACTCATGGCTCAACTACGGGCCACACGGCGAGAGCAACCGCACAGCTAAATTATTCGACACAGTATTCGCCGACCAGAAGGTCGGGCTTATGCCTGAGTGGACGTGGACCGAGGGCATCGCTCCCGGCGAACAGCCGCCTGCACCAGAACCTGTGCTTGATCAGCAGCAAGGCGACGCTGCACCCAGAGGCAGGTTCGTACCGTCGGACATGATGCCCGACCAAGACAGCATAACAGCACCAGACACAGCAGAGTTCAAAGCGTGGTTCGACGACAGCGACGTCGTCAACGAGGACGGTACGCCGTTGGTTGTTGTTCACGCCACTGACGCCAGAGAGATAGGCGGAGAGCAGTTTGATGTATTTAACACACACACAGAATTAGGGGCGCATTTCGGAAACTCCGCACAGTCAAATCAGATTGTGGCTGGCGTAGATACAGGTGCCCCCCGGTCCATACCGGCGTTTTTATCCATACAGAACCCCCTACGTCTGATTGATCAGGGGCAATTTACCTCTGCCTATGTTATAGAGCAGTTAGAGGGGCTAGGTATACTAAGGCCGGGTAGTGCAGTAGATAAGGCGCTGTCCCAGTTAGAAGTTGACCACGAGGAAACCATGATCCCCGCCCTGCAGCAGATTATAAAAGACGCGGGTTATGATGGGGTGGTGTACCTGAACCGTCGTGAGGGGCTGGGGGACGGCCTCGGAGAGGTAGGCGGGTACGGTCCCTTTGAGGAGACACAGGTTTCTGACGAGCAATTCAGGTTAGATAATCCTCTGGCCGCTGACAGCTACATCGCCTTCGACCCTGAGCAGATCAAGTCTGCAATCGGCAACGAGGGCACGTTCGACCCCAACGATCCGAGCATCTTGAAACAGAACCGCGACGGCGCCGCCCGGGGTAGTTTCGGGCAGGAGCAGGATACCTACGGTGACATCTCCAACATCATCAGCCTGACCGAGAACGCGGACCGCACGACCTTCCTACATGAGCTGGGGCACTTCTGGTTATTCCAGATGCACAAAGACACGGCAGACCCTCGCCTGACGGCGCAGGGCAAGGCTCGTCTCGAACGCATGATGGGGAACACGAAGAAGTGGTTCTCTCAGAACGCAGCGGACGGCTGGCGCGACATCAAGAAGATGGAGCAGGCGGCCCGGCAGGCATCCCTAGCCGACCCGAAGAATTTATTCAAACTCAAGAAGGCCGACGCGCTGTCTCAGGCGCACGATCATGCGGCGGCGAACGGCGGGGCCGAGTATATGGCAGTCGTAGCTCAGGGCTTCATGGACGGCACCGTCGTCTTTGGCACCGACCTCGAAGTCGGGTTCCATGAGATGTGGGCACGCGGCGTAGAGAAGTGGCTGGGCGAAGGCCGGGCACCTTCCGCTGCCATGCGTGAACCGATGTCGTCGTTCTCGACGTGGGTCATCGGCGTCTACAAGAAGCTGGTCAACCTGAACGTAAACCTGACACCAGAAATCCGCGACGTGTTCGACCGGCTGGTCGCCACAGAAGAAGTCATCAACCACGAACGTGGACGAAGCCTGTACACCATCCCCCACGACCTGCGAGAGCAGGCGACGCCGAAGGAGCTGGCCGCACTGGATCGAGCTGCCGAGGAGGCCATGACAGAAGCCCGCGCCCAGATGCAGGGCAAGGTCGGCAAGAGGCTGGCGCAGGAACGCAGTGACGAGTTCAGAGCAGCACGCGACAAGGTGACCGGCGAGATCGCAGCCGACGTTGCCGAGCAGCCTATCTACAAGGTCGACCAGATACTCAAGTCAGGTGGCAAGGACGGCGGCCCGCTGTTCCTCGACCGGGCAGAGTTCGTTGCCGTCTACGGCGAGGAACAGGCCAAGCAGATGCCACGCGGCACTTTCACCAAGGCGAAGGGTGCCGAGATCATCGAGATGTCCCTGCTGGCCAAGCTGGCCGGGTTCATCGATCAAGAGAGCCTGATCACACACATGCTGGCACCTCACCCCTCTATGGCGACGACAGTCAAAGCTCAGGTCGACCAGCGTCTCACTGAGATGTTCGGTAGCTCCATGGAGCCTGCCCGTATACAGGACGAGGCAGCCGAGGTCGTACAGAACGAGAAGATGATCGAGCTGATGGCCCTACAGGCCAAACTGGTACGCAGGCTGGCCAAAGAGCCTCTGCAGACCATGGCAGAGCGCAGAGCGCAGGAAGAAGGGGTATCTACAACAGCCGCAGAGGACCGTGGGGCCGTAGCAGACGCCGAAAGGGTGGCAGAGCGGGCTCCGACGCCTGAAGACGCTGTACCGGGCGAATTAGCGGTCGCACAGACGCAGGCAGAGAAGAAAGCCAACGTGGGGCAGCGTAAGGCCCAGAAGGCAGCCGTGCGGAAAATTCGGGAGCTGGCACGCTCCATGGACATCGCGGCCATCAAAGAGGCAGCCCGCCGGATCACAGAGAACATGAAGGTTGGCAAACTGACCTCGCAGAAATTCCGGCAGACGGCAGATCGTCTGGCCAAGAAGGCGCAGCTTGCTATCGCCAAGCGCGACTACGCTGCAGCCGCCGACCTGCTACAGGAACGCACGCTCAATCTGGAGATCGCCAGAGAGGCCACGGTCAAGCGGGCGAAGCTCGACCGACAGATCAAGCGCGTCGAGAAAATTTTAGGCCGCCCAGACAGCAAGCTCAAGAACGGGTACGACACCGACATCATACAGGCAGCACGCATGATGCTGGAGCCATACGGCGTCCTTCGTCAGAAGAGCAGCCAGATGTCACCTGACGAGTTCCTCCGCATACTGGAGAAGCTGGACCCGGCTCAGGCTAACGAGATGGGTAAGTTGGTCACCGACGCCCGTCGCAACGCCGCTCCGTACATCCATGAGGCTAACGGCAAAGAAGCCTACAAGCAGATGAGCTACAAAGAGTTCATGGTACTGTCCGCTGAAGTGGACGGCCTGATCAAACTGGCCCGCGACGGACAGACGGTGAAGGTCGACGGCGAACACGTCACCTTCGATCACATCAACGAGGAAGTCGCACGCAGCACCATCGATCTCGCGCCCATGAACGCTGACAACCTCGCACGCGGCACACCAGCACAACGCGACTGGATAACCATGATTGGCTCTATCCGCACATGGACCCGCCGGGTTGAGGCATGGGCACGCGCTGTCGATGGTGGCTCAGACGGTCCTATGCAAAAATATATCATCCGGCCTGTAATGAATGGCATCACGGCCTACCACACGGCACGCATCCCTCTGGTGGATCGCCTGCACGCATTGTTGCTTCCTGTCAGAGAAGAGATAGCCAAACCG